CAGGTAGTGTACTTACCACGGGTATAAAAAATACAATTTTAGGATATCAAGCTGGCGGTTTAATAAGCCATACCAGTGCAAGTGACAATGTGCTAATAGGAAATGTTGCTGGTAAAGGTGGAACTGGAGAGCTAAAACGATGTATTGTAATTGGTTCTCAGGCAATGGATGCAACTACAGACCAAGCTCAAACTGGTACAATAGCAATAGGTCACGCCACTCTTTCTTCACTTACAAGTGGAAGTGGCAATACAGCAGTAGGGTACAGTTCAGTAGGTGGATTAACCACTGGCAGTCAAAATACTTTTTTAGGTTATGGTTCAGGAGATACTTTCATCGGAGACCATAGTGTTGGAGTAGGTTATCATGCATTAAAAGGTTCGGGTAGTAATGCAAATAATTACAATACTGCTATCGGTTCAAGAGCAATGGATGCTGTTACTACTGGCTCAAGTAATGTAGCGGTAGGATTTGATTCTTTAGGTGCAATCACAACTGGTGGTAATAATGTTGCGGTTGGTACGAATGCTTTGGATGCTATTGATGGAGATGAGTCACATAATGTTGCAGTAGGTTATGATGCTGGTGGAAGTATAAATAATCCTACTGGTTCATCTAACTATTCTGTTTTAATTGGACATAGTGCTGGTAAAGGTGGAGCTGCAAGAATGGATGCTGTAGTGGCTATTGGTGGTCTTGCTTTAGATTCTTCGGGTGATAATAATCAAATTGGAACTGTAGCTATAGGATATAGTGCTTTAAGTGCGCTTACTACAGGGGTAGGTAATATTGCTATTGGATTATCAGCTGGAGCTGCTATGACAGATAATACTAATAATACAATTATTGGTTATCAAGCATTTGATGCTGCTGACTCAGGAGAAAATGAGAATACTGTTATCGGTGCAGGTGCAGGTGGTGCAATTAATAATGCAGCTGCTGATAATAATGTACTTATAGGATATTCTGCTGGTGCTGGTGGAACTGGAGCATTAAGTAAATCAATAGCTATAGGTAATTATGCTTTAGATGCTACTGGAACTAATGATGTAGATAGTACAGTCGCCATAGGTCATTATGCATTATCTTCTGTTACAACTGGTAACTGGGGAACAGCTGTAGGGCATCAGGCTGGAAAAAGTATAACTACTGGTAATTACAATACTCTTTTAGGATATAATGCTGGAACAAGCTTAGTTGATGATAACAATAATACATTAATTGGTTTTAAGGCTGGTGAATCATCAGTAGCAAGTAATACAGTAGCTATTGGTTACAATGCTTTAAAAGGAAATGTTACATCTGATGCAAATGGTTCAGTTGTTATTGGAGCAGAAGCTCTTACTGCACTTACGAGTGGTGATAAGAATACGGCTATTGGTTATTCAGCAGGTGGAAACACATCTACTACATCACAATCAGTAATTTTAGGATATGAAGCTGGAGCAACAACAAATGGTGACAATGGTGCAAAGGCTGTTTTAATTGGTTATCAAGCTGGTAGAAAATTATTTAATGGACACGGAGACACTATCGCCATAGGTCATTTAGCATTAGGTTCAACATCAAGGCATTCTGCTGGTTCAGATAAAAACATCGCTATTGGAAGTCAAGCAATGGAAGGTGTTTTAGCTAGTGGTTCTGCTTACAATATCGCTATAGGTTATCAAGCATTTGAAGCATCTACAAGCGGTGCAAACAATTTATTTTTTGGTGCATTTGCTGGAAAATCAGCGACTACAGGTAGCAATAATGTTGCTATGGGATACGGAACTCTTGATAATTTAACAACTACAAATAATATGGTTGCGATTGGTCACAATGCTGGTACAGCAGTCAATCATGTTCAAGCAGAAGGTGGAACTTTTGTAGGTTATGAAGCTGGAAAATCTCTTGGAAGTGCTGGAAATACTACTGCTATTGGCTATCAAGCCTTAAAAACTGTAACTGCAAATGGGTATAATACTGCTGTTGGTTCTGTTTCTCTAACAAATGTTACTGGACAAATGAATACGGCAATAGGTTGTAAAAGTGGAGAAAACCTCACAAGTGGCTCAAGTAATATATATATCGGATTCCACGCAGAAGCATCGGCTGTTGATGTAACAAATGAGATAGTTATCGGTTCTACCGATGCATTTGGCGATGCATTTGCTGGTGGCGGAACTAATACTATAAGATTAGGTTCTGATGCTGAATATATGGAAGGCGATTTAACAAGCAATACTTGGTCACATGGCTCAGATAAAAGAATTAAAAAAGATATTAAAGATTCTAATCTAGGTCTTGATTTTATAAACGATTTAAGACCAGTTACTTATAAGAAAAAAGCACAAAGTGAATATCCTAAAAAGTTTAAAGAATATAATGTTAATAAAACAGAGCGTAAAAATTCTGATAAAAAATATTATGGATTTATTGCTCAAGAAGTTAAAAAAGCAATGGACAAAGCTGGTCATTCAGAGTTTTCAGTATGGAAAGAGAACAAAGATGGTATGCAAATGCTTGGTGAAAGTGCTTTAATCACACCATTAATTAAAGCAGTTCAAGAGTTATCATCTAAAGTAGAAGAATTAGAAGCAAAACTTTCTAAATAACAACAACAAAGGAGCTAAATAATGGCTAAAAAAGAAAAAGAACAAAAGCCTGTTTTAACTTTCGATGACAAAGAGTACGTAATCGAGGATATGACAGATGAACAAAAAGCAGTACTTAACCACATTAATGACTTACAGAATAAGATGAACTCAATGCAGTTTAACTTAGACCAGTTAAGTGTGGGTAAAGATGCGTTCATAGCAAAACTTCGAGAAGCACTCGAACCAGAAGTTGAAGTAGTTGAGGAAGAAGCAGCTTAGTTATGATTATAAGGAAGTGTAGTCAAGGTCATCGAATTAGGTTACATCGTAACACAACTCCTAATGCTGTACGTACTAAAACGTATGCTGACGGAACTGTCGAGACTTTGACTTACCCTTCTTCTGGTTATGATTACTTTGTTGAAGTAGATGGTACAGTTGTAAAGCGTTCTGATAGTTTTAAAAATATAGAAAATTATTATGTAGATGAATGTGAAAAAGTTCATAGTGATACTCACGGTAGATTAATCGTAGGTAAGCATCAAGTAATAGGTGGTATTGCTACGTTACAATCTGAATACCCTGATGAGTCTAATACGAAAGCAGAGATAAGAGCGTGGTATGATATGAGAAGTATTACGTATAGTAATAGTGAAACTAAAACAGAATTGTTATCTAGAATTGTAGATAACTTTGGAGCAAAACATATAAAGAAATGACATTAGCAGAAATATATAGTAAACAAAATAACCTTGAAAAAAAACAAGAACAACCTTCTCCTAAAAAAGAATTGGTTATACATATGCCAGAAGTAGCAATGCTTATTAAACATTTAGATTTATTATATACTAAAATGTTAATGCAAGATGAAACAAAAGAAGTTAGTTGGTTCAATAATGGACAAGGAATTAAACAATCAGAAAGTGTTAATTAGATGAAGAATCCTTTAGCAACATTTTATTCATGGCAAGTTAGTTCAGGAGCATTAGATGGGTGGACATCCTATCATTTAGCAGCTGGATTATTTATAGCAAAGGTAGCACAATGGTTAGGTGCATCAGATTTATGGGCGGTCTTATGGGTACTTATAATAGGTATTGCATGGGAAATATTTGAAGTATACGTTGAAGGTACAGAAGAAACGTATGGAACAAAACAACGATGGGCAATTAATACTGCATCAGATATATTTGTTGAAGTAGCAGCTGCTTGGTGGATGGTATTATGAATGAAGATTTAAAAGACTATCTAACTATAATAGCATTTTTAGTAATTGTACTTGGGAGTTTAGTTCTCTTTGGAAGTTGTGATGGTGGATGGTCAGTAGCTGGTTATGAGGTATGAGTGATGAAAAAACGTACAGGAGTTATGGAGTCACTAAACTTGACGATAATATGCGGATTAGTCTTAACATTAAGTGGCTTGGGCAAATTATCGTGGGAGTTGGTATCGTTGTTATGGGCTACATACGTATTGAAAACAGGATTGGAGAACTTGAACGAAGAGTGGAACTTGCTGATACTAACATTAAAGACCTTGTAAGTAAGCACATAGAAGAAGAAAATAAAAAAATAACACATATGCAAGAGCAATTAGAATGGTATCAACAAGAATTAAATTTAAATCCTTTATCATGGGGAAAGAAAAAAAGGAAAAGAAAGTAATCTTAACTGAAGATGACTTTAATCATAACTATTTTATAAATCGTGAAATGCGGAGAAAAAGATAATGGAGTTCATGAAGATTTACAGCGAGGCGGGTATGATAGGTGTCGTAGGGGCTTTGCTAGTGTATATGGTATTCTCTATGAACAAAAGAGGGTCTGCGCAGGCAGACGCTTTGCAAGACCTAAAGACAGAAAATAGAGGTCAAAGCGAAACTCTTGAAAATACTGAAGGAATGATAATTAAACTTATTGGAAGATGGAATCAATCTGATGATAAGATGGATAGAAAATTTGATGCACTAAATAAAGAGATAAATGATTTAGATAATCAAGTCTCGGAAATTAAAGGTGTTATTAGTAGATTAAACGGAAAACACTAATGAAGTTAAATACAAATATATCACTAGAAAACATAATAACAATTATTACTCTAATATGTTCTATAACATTAGCATTTGGTTTTATGCAATATGATATAGATTTATTAAAAGAAGAATTAGAATTAAAAGCAGATAAAAGAGAATTAATATCTGATAGAAAGTTAATAACTTATAAACTAGATGTAATGATGGAAGATATTACAGAAATAAAACAAATACTAAAGGAGAATAAATAATGGAATGGTTAACATGGGGAAATGGTGCTTACTTAATTGCTATTGTATTAGGTGGTGTAGCCACATTAGTAGCAACAAAGTATAGACCTGCTTTAAAAGAATTAAAAGAAGTTGCACAAAAATATAACGAAGCTATGAAAGACGGCAAAATGAGTGCAAAAGAAAAACAAGAATTAGCAAAAGAATGTATGGATGTCGTATCCGCAGTTCTTAAACTATTTGTCTGGAGATGGTAATGCCTCCACAAAAAGTTAAAAAAGAAAAGAAAAAGAAAGAACCTGTAATAGAAGTAGATGAAACAATGATACTTGTATTAGATAAACTAAGTGAATTAGAAGAAAGACTACAAAAAGTAGAAAGTCGAATGGGATTATAATGGCTCGTAAACAAGGTAAAATGCCTTCTAAAAATAAAAAGAACTTTCGGTCCACTAAATCTGGAGCTGGAATGACACAAGCAGGTGTAGCAGCTTATAGACGAATGAACCCAGGTTCTAAGTTAAAGACAGCAGTAACTGGTAAAGTAAAAGCTGGTAGTAAGTCAGCAAAACGAAGAAGTAGTTATTGCAGTAGGTCAGCAGGTCAAATGAAAATGCATAACATTAGTTGTTCAAAAACTCCTGATAAGAGAATTTGTGCAGCTAGAAGAAGATGGAAGTGTTAGTATGTCAAAAAAAGATGCGTGTTATTTTAAAGTAAAAGCAAGATATAAAGTATGGCCATCAGCATATGCTTCAGGAGCATTGAGTAAATGCAGAAAAGTTGGAGCAGCTAATTGGGGTAACTCAAAGAAAAAGTAATGGCTAAAGAAGGATTAAGAAAATGGTTTTCTCGCAATCAAGGTAAAGGTTGGATAGATTGTAAAACTGGAAAAGCTTGCGGAAGAAGTAAAGGGGAAAAACGAAAAGGTTATCCCGCTTGTAGACCTACGATGGCTCAATGTACATCTGCAATGAAAAAGAAAACGAGCAGTAAACGAATAAGTTGGAAAAAATAATGTCTGACGTTATAGGATTAGCAGATGTATCTAGTAAAGATACAGGTCGTGGTAGTTCTTTAAAAACTGGAGGAATGCGTAGGACATATAATAAAGGAAAAAAGAAAATGCCAAATGCAATGAAATGTAAAAGTGGATGGAAAAAGATGGGATACAAAAGCATGAGTGATTGTATGTCATATGGTAAGAAAAAAGGTGATTTAAACAAAGATGGCAAGATGTCTTCTTACGAAAGTAAAAGGTCAGCAGCTATACAAAAAGCAATGAAAGGAAGGAAGTAATGCCAAGTAAAGCAAAGTGTAAAATGAGTTGGAAAGCAATGGGGTATAAATCTATGTCTGATTGTGCAAGTTATGGTAAAAAGAAAATGACTCAAAAACCAGATACTAGTGCTAAAGACGAAAGTTCTAAAAGAGAAAAAGATAGAGCTATCGCTGCTAACTCAAGAATGAAAAAACAATTAGCTAAAAATAGAAGTTCATATTAATGAAAATAGATGTAGACTTATTTGCAGACGATACAGGCTTTGGTGACACAGTCGGTAGAGCAATCAATGTAGTTACTAGAGGAAAAATAAAGGAGTGTGGAGGATGCAAGAAAAGAAAAGCGTTACTGAACAGGATGATACCTTACAGGAAATAGCAAGAGGTGGAGGCCGTATATCTGGAAAAGAAGGTGGTCTCAGATTAGATGTTTTTAAACATGATGAAATAGCTTATAGTAATGGTACAGACTTTAGTACAGAAGATTGTGCTGTTTGTGAACTTCCTGAAATTGCTCAAAGATATATAGTAGAAGACATAGAATACGAAGACTCTAGAGGCAGATAGTGCCTAAACAAACTTTTAAAATAGAAAGTTTTCATGGAGGACTTAATAGTAATTCTGACCCTAGAGATATAAGAGAGAATGAATCCCCTTCTTTAAAAGATGTTGCAATAGATTCTGTTGGTAAAATAAAAACATTAGGTAGTACAGTGGCATCTACTGCTGATGGTAATACAATAAGTATTCTTAAAAATAGAGGTTTATTTACTATGTCTAGTGATAGACAATTAGATGGTCATAGTGCAAATGAAACACTTATATTTTTACATGATAATACTAATCATACAATAGACGTAAATGATAGTGAAGGATGGGATACTGCTCTTATTAATATGGGTGGTAGTTCTATTCCAATTTATTATACTGCTGATGGTGTGATAAGAGTATCAGATGCAAGTTTAACTCAAAATAGTCAATGGTTTGGATATATAGAAGACCAAAAATTTGCTTCATTAAATGCAACTGGAGCAACTGCTGAATGGGTTAATGTTTCTCAATCATTAACATCTCCAACATCAGGCAAATGTTTAATCTCTACACCGGCTGTTGGTTCTGATGTAAATGGAGTTAATTCTTCTGTTTCTGAGTATTTTGGAACAGTAGCTAACGATACTGCTACTCAAGGAGATGTATTAGATGTTTCTGCTGTAAATCTTAGAGTAGGTATTCAACATGATAATTTATTACCTAATTTAGCTGCTAATGTATCTGGTAATAATGCTAACGATGCAGACAATACCGACCATTATCCATTTATTGGAAATAATAATATTTATTTAGATTCAGATTCAAATGCTACATTTTCTGACGTTGATGATGCTTCTATAGAATATACAATAAACGATTCTCAATCATTTGTAATTGCTTTTTATATTACTAGTGGAACTGAATATAATCGAACAGATTTTGTAAGTATTACTTGTGGCACAGGTTTGTCTGGTTCTCATACTACAGGATTTAGATGGACTGTTCCACAATCTGATATTGTACCTGATTGTTGGAATGTTATAGTTTGCTCTGCTAATACACATGATACTAAAGTTGGAACAGATGAAATAGATTTTGGTGGAGACTTTACTCATTGGCAATTAAAATTAAAACAAAATTCTACTGGAACTTCTAGTAATGCTTCTCCTTCTTTTTATTGTAGTGGACCTGTTATTGCTCCAACAATTAGTGATATTCAAGGGTTTCAACCTGGTACTTATACATTTCATTATACACATTTATATGATGTAGAAAATAAACAGGAATCATTACCATTTAAATTTTCAGATGTTGACAATGATGACACAACTAAAGATGTAAATAAGATTGTAATTCATAAAAATGCTTGTCTATTTAATTTTGATGCATATATATGCAGTAACAATGCGGCTGGTAATGCATATGGATTAAATAAAAGAATAAGTGGTTCTAGATTATATTATAAAAAAGAAGAAAACGATAATTATTTTCTTATTGGAGAATTAGATTTTGTTGAAAAAGGATTTAAATTTTTACCAGAAGCAGATACTCTTTCATACCCAATGTCTAACACAACAAGTCAAACTACTCCAATATTAAGTAAAACCGCTTTAATAAAAGGAATATCTCCAGAAACTGCAAATACAATAGATACATTCAAAACAATAAATGGTTTTTCTACAGAAGTAAAATCATTAGATGCTAAATATAAAACTGCTGTAGTACATGGTAGAAGAGTATACATAGGTAATATTAAAAGACCTGATAATAAAACATATCCTGATAGAATTGTTAAAAGTCAAGTAAATAGATTTGATACATTTCCAGAAGGAATGGGTGCAGTAGACGTAGTAATACGAGATGGAGAAAGTATTGTTAAATTAGAAGCATATGCAGATAGAATACTTCAATTTAAAGAACATAGTTTATATATAGTTAATGTTTCTGAAAGTGTAGATTTTTTAGAAGATACATTTAGAAATAAAGGATGTGCATTTGATTATCATGTTGTTAGAACAGATTTAGGAATTGCTTGGTTTAATGACCATGGTTGTTATTTATATGATGGAAAAAGTATTATACATTTACTTGAAAAAAATAATATTAGATTAGTAAATGAAGAAGATTGGTCTTTGTTTGTAAAAGATGGAACTGATGACCCAGATATGAGCAGTGCAATGATAGGATATGTTCCTAAAAAGAAACATCTAATAATTAAAAATGAAAACAATGATATATATTTATATGATTTTGTTTTACAAGCATGGACAATTGGGATTGGTAAAATATCAGAATCAACAGCAATGACAAACTTTGCATTAGATGGAGACCAAGATTTATTTTATATAGACAATACAACAACTGTTAGAAACACTTGGCAATCATCTCCTCAATTATCAACTGGGTTTGAATACATAACTTCAGACATTGATTTTGGACAACCAGCTGTAAGAAAAAAAGTTTACAAAGTATATGTAACTTATAAATCAGGAGCTACAACTAATGTGCAAGTTGATTATGATGTTAATGGGGGAACTACATTTCCATATGATTTTGCTAATGGTGATAATTTTACAAGCAATGAATTAGCAAACGCTAGTGGTTGGCAAGTAGCTGAATTAAAACCAGACAATTCAACTGAATCTAATAATATAAAGTCTTTTCAATTAAGATTTGCAACAGATGGAACTGTACCATCTGGATTTGAAATAAATGATATAACAATTATATACAGATTAAAGAATGTTAAGTAATGGGATTAAATAGAGAGGAACGAAAATTACTACATCAAAAGTCTAAACAACCTACGTTTGGTAATGGTAAACCTGATAGCAATCAAGGTAATGAAGGTGATATAGCGTATAGAAAAATAGAAGATTCTGGATTAGTTCAATATGTAAAACAAAATGGAAGTTGGGTAGCAGTAGGTTCACAAGGTGATATGCCTGAAACTAGAGATGTAACTAGAACTGTATTTAGTCAAAGTGGAAGTTCTACTTCTTCAGGTATAGTTACAAATTATGTTAATAGTATAACTGGAGGAACTGGTATAGATAGTACAGGAGCCACTTCTGGTCAAAATATAAGTCACACATTAAGTTTAAATTTAAATGAATTAACAGATACATCTATAGCAACTGGTGATTCTATTGTTTTTATAGATTCTGATGATAGTAATAATTCTAAAAAAGAATCTTTAGCAGATGTTGTTACTTTATTATCTGGTGATGGGATTCAAAATAGTTCTAATAAATTTGCAGTAGATGTAAGTGATTTTGTAGGAACTGGATTAGAAGATGATAGTTCAGAAAATATAAGATTAGCAACTCAAGGAAATGGTATTAGTGGAGGTAATGGAAGTACATTAAGTATAACTCCATCTCAAACTACTATTACATCTATATTTAATACTTCATTAAAAATAGGAAGAGCTACTGATGATGATTGGATTGATTTTGGAACTGATGATGCTATTATAGCAGGAGTTGATAATACTGAAAGATTAAGAATAGATACTTCTGGTGTAGATGTAACAGGAACATTAAATATAACTACAGATACTACTTTTGGTACTTATAGTAATCCAAATTATAGTGATGGTATATTAAAATCTGCTAATTTTGTTTCTGGGTTTGCAGGTTCTGGTTGGAATTTAAATCATACTAGTAATGATTTTACTCTTGAATTAGATAATATGTTTCTTAGGGGGACTCTTAGTGTATTTGAATTATTAATACAACAAATTAGAGCAACTAACGGAGCAGTATTTGTTACATCAGCTGCTAAAGTAGAATCTAGTAGTGGGTTATCATCTAGTGATGATGATGGTACTATTACATTTGAAGACCCTAGTGGAAATAATATATGTCCTTTTTTAGCAAACGATATTATTATGATGCAACGAATAAATCCAGGCGCTTTAGTTGCTGGAGATGCAGCTGGTGGAGCTACTAATGTTATTAAAAAACTTGTTTATAAAGTTTCTTCTGTATCTAATAATGTTGCAACAGTTACAAATATTGGATATAATAATACAACATCGCCTGAATCTGGAGATGATTTTGTAAGAATAGGGAATACAACTAATACGGATAGACAAGGTTTATTATATTTAACATCTGATGATTCTAATGCTCCTTTTATGGATATTAAAGATGGTGTAGATAGTTATGCTAATTGGCATGGAGCAGATACTACAAAAGTAAGAATAGGTAAATTGTCAGGAATAACAGATTCAGCAATTAACTCTGGAAATGCATTAAGTGGTTTTGGATTATATGGTGGCAATGTTTTTCTTAAAGGTGAGATAACAGCTAAAAGTGGATTAATAGGTTCTAATGAAGATGGATTTAATGGTTGGAAAATAGAAAATTCAAAAATATATAATAACGGAGAAGTTGCATTTATATCATTTGATGGAACTGATGATGCATTAGATTTTGGAACTCAAGCTACTAATGGACCTCTTGCAATAACAAGTTCAACAGGTATGAGTATGGCATTTTGGATTAATTTTCCTGTAATTGATAGTGTTGAAACAATATTTAAAAGCCATGACCATGTAAGTAAATATATAGGATATTTTATTTCTAAAGATACTGATAATAAAATTACTTTTCATTGGGGAGATGGAGTATCAGCTGGAAGTTCAAATAGAGAAACAAGATTATCAGATGAAGTATTATCTGCAAATAGGTGGTATCATGTAGTTGTAACAACTACTTTTCATGCTAGTACAATAGGGCAAACAAGCATTTATGTAAATAATCACGCTACTGATATTACTGAACCATCAGGCAGTGGAGGTATGAATACGCCTGGATATAGCACTTCTGGAAACACTTATATTGCAAAAAATACAACAGGAACAGATACAGAAGGTCAATTTAAAATGAAAAACTTTGCTGTCTGGAATACAATACTAGATAGTAATTCTGTAAATGATATATATAATAATGGAAATTTTGTATCTTTAGCAGAAAATTTTGGTAATTATGCAGAGTCTTCAAATTTAAAAATTCATTGTGATTTTACAACTGGAAGTGTTAATGATTTAACTGGAAATCACAGTAATCCAACTCTTATAGGTAATGCATCAATAGTAAATACTAGTAGTGATTTTATAGGATTAGTACAAGCATCTCAAAGCAGTATAGCAGAAGTTGATTCTGGAGGTGTTTCATCTCCTATGAGTTCTTTTTTTGCAGGTGCTAGTAGTAATTCTGGTTCTAATGCAGCTATATCATTTGGAAGTGATGGTAAAATACGAGGTAATGGTATATATAGAAAAAACAATATTGATTACTTAATAACAGCTTCTAGAATATTTGGTAATGGTAGTGATGGAACAGTTTCACTTAGTGGAAGTGTAACATTAACTTCTGATAAATATTATACAACATTAACATTAGCTTCTAGTACGCAAATTAATAGTGCAGGATATAGAATATTTGTAAGAGATACTTTAATTCTTTCAGGTTCTGGAATAAAAATATTTAATAATGGTTCAAACGGTGCTAATGGTAGCAACGCAGCTACTGATGGTGGAAATGGGAATGGAGGCACTGGAGCTGGAGCAGGAGCTGCATCTGGTAGTTTAAGAGGTGGAATAGCAGGAGGTGATGGTGGTAATGGTGGTGATGGTCAAACTAGTGATTCATCTGCTGTAGCTGGAGACGCAGGAGATTCTGTTTCAGGAACTTCTAATTGCGTAAGAGTTTATACGACTAATAATGGAGTTCAAGGAGCTACTGGAGCAGCGGGAAGTGGTACATCAGCTGCTAGTTCAACTAGGTCTGGAGCTTCTTCATTAGAAGGTAATATAAGTATAACAAATGCAGATTTAACATTTATAGTATCTATGAGAGATATGTTTGCTCTTGGTAATAGTGCTCCTTCTTTGTATCCATCTAGTGGAGCTATTGGAGGAGGTGGAGGCGGTGGTGGTGGTAAATCAGGTACTAATACATTTGGAGACGGAGGAGCAGGTGGTGGACAAGCTGGTGGTTCAGGAGGTCATGTTATGCTTGTAGTTAGAGAGATAACTGGAACTTTGTCTAATTTAGAATTAGAATCTAAAGGAGGCAATGGAGGTAATGGAGGCAATGGAGGTTCTAGTGGTAGTGGAGGACAAGGAGGTAGAGGAGCTGGAGGAAATGGAGGCGATGGTGGTTGCGTTACTTTAATAACTGGTACAGACCCTAGCACTATAGTAATAGATATTAGTGGTGGAAGCGCAGGCAGTAATGGTTCTAGTGGAGCAAGCGCAAGTATAGGTACACCTGCTAACGGAAAAACAGGCACAGAAATTATTTGTCATGTATAAAATAACATTGGAACAGAACAATTTGTTTATTAAATTAAATAGTAAAAGTATATAGTAAACATGGCTAAAAATTTATATAAATCTGCATTTGCAATAGGTTCTTCTCAAGGAAAATATACAGCAAGTATGTATGATGTTGCTTCATCAGAAAATAAAATTAAATTAGAAGATATG